ATGGCGGTTCTTGGCCATCTGTACTCCTTTTAAGGTGCGATGGTCGAGCTGGAAGGATTTGAACCTTCATCTCCGAATAATCACGCCATTGTGACTAAACGGTATGTACCTGTACACCACAGCCCGAGATATCGAGCAGTTTAGCTGCATGCTCAGGCAGTGTAAAGCTTACCATTATACATGGCACACTTCTTGCGACCCTTTGCGTCCATGTCCCAGATAAACACAGGGTGGAACTCGAAAGGTAGTCCAGAAGGGTCCCAGTGAAGGATACCAATCATCTGCTGCCAGTCCTCGTGACGCAGGATGGGGTTGCCATCGTGGTCAGTTGAACTATTAACAGAAGGCACAGAACCATCAGTCTTACACAGACAGCCAAGAGTTAGTGCGTAATTGTCCTTCTTACCAGCTCTGGTATTAGTGGACTTTCCGACCATCTCGAAGCGGTGTGTATGACCAGTAATGGTAGTAACTCGCTCATCATCTACGACTCGCTTAGCTACTGTACCTCGTTGTCCGACACGCCGACCATGAATAACTTTGATGTAGTCCTGGATGTAGTACTCGCCAGCTGGGTAGCCAGGCACATACTGCACACCCAAGTCATCCAAGCAAAGAAGGAACGGCAGACTAAGGACAGGCCAAGACTCAGGAGCGTTAGCCCTACGAAGCTTGAATAGGTCCATATGGTACTGCGTAACAGACTTTTGAAGCCTACGGTCATGATTACCCTCTAGCACCACGATATGGGCGTTAGGAGCCGCTGCACGCTGTTGTGCAAGGTGCTGGTGAGCAAGGTCGATAGACTTCTGTGTGGTCTGCTGGAAACGTAGTTCCTGCTCAAAGCGAGAGAAGCTAGGGAAGTCAATCATATCGCCCAAGTTAATTACCTGAGCTGGATTAACATCACGCAGAATCTGCATGGCAATATCACAGGCACGCTCATCATGGTAAGGAATCTGCTGGTCAGGGAAGATTACCGCTGTGTTCTCGGTTACCTTCTTGTCCTTATTAACAGGGTTCGTTACCTTAACAGGCTGTGCTGGACGAATAAGTGGAAGCTCAGGGTCTTGTGCCCACTGAGGTGAGAGTACGATACTCGCTCCCCTAAGGTCAGTAACAACTGGCTCGCCGTCCTCATTTTTAGACATTGATTGCCACTCATTAACCCTAATCTGCTTCACTTCACCGATATCTGCTGGGTCGATACCAGACCGAGTTAGAAGGTCGTTAAGCCTTCCTAGACGCTCTGCTGCCTCCTTGGTAAGTGATTTGTCACCACCTCCACCAGACTTGGCTAGTCCCATGTTCTTTCTGCGTTTTCGTACAGACTCCGAGTTAATCTCAAAGCCCATTGCAGTAACTGATGCAGCTATCTCACCATCTGACATGGTCTGATAGTTGTCTTTAATGTACTCGTTTACTTGTTTGCTATTCATGGTCACCCTCCATTTCAAGGAACTAGTTTTAGTCTAGTCCCTTTATAAATTCAATTAGTTCAATAAGTTCAAAATCTTTGTATTTTTGTGGTGTTGCATAGCGTCTATGCAGTTCATCCCATTTATCTTTACCAAACTTCATAATATACCAATTATTAAATGGGTAAGCGTCGTGCTCATGACGGAGATTACAGCCCATACATTGAGCATGACAGTTACCATCTTCTGTTACATCCCACCTGGTAGAGTAAGCTACTCGGCTAAATAGATGACCATTTGTTAAGCGTTCGGTTGTACCACAGACTACGCAGGCCTTATCTCTATTTCTTATATATAAAGAAACCGCCTGATCCAACTTCTTAACTAAAGCTTTCCTAGACGGCTTCTTCATTTTAGTACCAACGGTTGGCATTCCAGAATGCTACTGCACCTGCCCAACCTCCATATCTTGCTTTTACATAACCTGACATTGCTCTTAGTGCTGCTACTGGGTCGTTCCACGCACCAGCCCACTTACCACAAGGTAACTGCTGGCCTAAGCCACAAGCACCTGAGCTTTTATTAACAGCATTCGGGTTCCAGCCAGACTCACGAGTAACGATTGAATCAACGTATCCCCACTCGGCTTCTGGTATGCCTGCTGCACGCATCCAGTCGGCTTTAGTTCCACCTACTGAAGCAGCTTGTGCAGTTTGTACTGGTTTGACAGCCTGAGCTATCTTAGATTGTTTCTTTGCTTCAACTTGCTTTTTAAGTTGCTCTATTTCTTGTTGAAGTTTTTGTTGTTGGTTTTGGCTTTCTTCGTTCTGTTTCTTCAGCTGTATTTGATGGTTAGATTTCGTATCTTGTATGATTTGTTCTAGCTTTTTTTGATTTGCCTGCTGAACAGTGACCATTCTTACAGTTGATGTGATGGCGATTGTAATCACCGTTGCACATAGTAGTAATACTATTGCCTTGTGTTTCCTACGAATAGGCTCTCCTTTATTTAATGTGCTAGACATTATAGCCAATTTACTTTTGGATAAGGATTTCTTTTGCTTTTGTGAAGCCATCTAACATTCCTTGTGTTCTTTGGTATTCACCGTACTTTACTACTGCTACTGCACCAGCAATGACGATAACCCAAACGATAGATGTTAATAGTATGACTTTGATTTTTTGCTTCTTGTTCATGTTCACCCTTCTTTTAATATTGTTGTGCTTACTAGTATAGCAAATAGCATAAGCTTTGTCAATTCTTTTTATGTTTATTTTTATAAATATCTTTCTTCTCCACCTTATGAGTATCATCAATTCCTATATACGCAATATACAGGGCCAGTACAATTAGCCCTGCAATTACGATAACTAGATCTATCATTGTCATAATATTCTACCTTTCAGAGTAAGTTCTAAATACTTCCACTTTGCCACTTCTGGCTTTAGATTAAGCAAAAAGTGACTAATCGGTAGCTTCTTCTTTATCTTCAACTTTTGTACTTGGCCTGGCATCATGTGAGTACCACTCCTGTTTCTGCGTGTTGTTTCTGATAATGGTTCTGCACCACATCCTAGCACGCTTAACCCATTTGACTGTGACGTTATCCTTCTTGTTGTGTGTCTGTCTGTTCTTGCTCGCCATCTGTATCCTCCTCAAATGTTAAAGTTTCTTTTTCTGCTTTGTCATAATCATTCATTAGTTTAACAAAGAAATCATATTTTCCCATTTTATTTCTCCCATTGTTCTGTTATTTTTATATTTTTAATAGAAAACCACACTCTTGATATTCTATTGTAGTCCCTTACATACATTGGTGTAATTTCTTTTTTGTAACATAAAGCTCTCTCTTTTAATTTTTTTATTATGTTGTCGGTAGTAAAATCTTCTAGTGTTTGAATCCCGTACCAAGTTCTTACATGATCTAGCCTTTTCCATCTTTTATGGCCCATTTCACCTAAAGTGATAACAATTCCTTTTTTTGCTATTCTAATAGCTAAATCGAAACAGTCAATTGCACTGCCATAGGGATCTAAATCTATTAAATCAAATTTTTTATTTTCCATATTTAACAAGCAAAGCAGTTGAAAAGCATCTAAATTAAATACGGTATCATAGTTTGTATCCTTATCGTTATCTATAACTAAAATATCATCATATTTTTTGTAGAAACTATCTGCAGAGTACAAATCTAAAACATTTTTAGGCTGTATATTTAGCAAAAATTTCTCATTATAAAGATATTTATCTTTTCTGTGAGCAACATTATAAGTATTATTTGTTTTTGATAATCTTTTGTATTTAATACTTACAGAAACCTCTGTTCTTTTAAGTATTTCTGCTATCTGCTTGAGGTTCTTGCCTTCTGTTTTTAATTTTTTTAGTCTTTGTATTTCTTCATCAGACCATTTTTGTGGTTTACTTTTTATTATATTACGCTCAAGCAACTTGTTCATTTGCAAGCCTCATTTTTATCGTGTATTTTTCTGCACTTTTTACACACTTTTTTATTTCCCATATAATCCTCCTATTACTGCTGTTATTACATTAGTTGTTACTGCGTTGCCACACATTTTGTATCTTTGTGTATCGCTTATTGGTTCATCATTTATGCCATACTTTGTCCAATCATCTGGAAATCCTTGTAACCTTTCACATTCTTTAGGTGTAAGTCTGCGTATTCTTGTGCCGTTGTGTATACCAGCATTTATGCTACCTGCTTTTAGTGTAAACATGTTATCACTAGTGTTTCCGTTGCGGTCGGGGTTGTTCTGTCCATACTTTATTGCTTTTATGAAGGGTTGTCTATTACCACCTTGCATAGTATTAAGTGTTGGACTTATACCATCTTCAGAATAAACTCTGTCATTACTGTGTGTAGGTTGGTTTAATTGTTTAATATCTTGGCTGTTTGTTCTGGTGATAGGAAATACTTTTCGTCCACATTTTGCTCCAAGATGTCCGACAATGATGATTCGCTCTCGGTTTTGAGGAACTCCGAAGTCTTTGCTGTTAAGTACCTGCCATTCAACTGCATACCCCAAGTCGGCGAGAACCCCAAGGATTGTCTGGAAAGTTCTTCCCTGGTCGTGACTAAGTAAACCTTTGACATTTTCGAGTACCAGATGTTTGGGTTTTTTTTCTGCAAGAATCCTAGCGATGTCAAAGAAGAGTGTGCCTCTTGTGTCGTCAAATCCTTTTCTTTTTCCAGCAATGCTGAAAGCTTGGCAAGGAAATCCTCCGACAAGAAGGTCGAAGTCTGGTAATTCTTTTGGGTTAATTTTTGTTGCGTCGCCATAGTTTTTGTGTCCTCCAAAGTGTCTTTCATAGACTTTAATTGCATATTTGTCGATTTCTGAGTAACCAACACATAGTGAGGACTTCCTGCTTGTAGGCAGAACATTGTGTTCCATTTCATTAGCGTTCCTGTCCCCCCTTTGCCTGTCTTGCTTGACCTTGGCAAATTGTTGATTGAAAGCACATTGTATCCCATATTCAAATCCTCCTATTCCACTAAACATACTAAAGTATTTCATTTTAATATCTCTTTACAAGATTGGCTTAATTCTGTTACTGGCTGACTTGAGCATATCTCATACTGTAGTAGCTGATTGATATTGTACAACCACACTATGAGTAGTGCTGCTCCTATTATGATAAACGCTCCTAGTATTTTATTAAACATATCACCCTCCTATTTAGATTACTTTTTAGGTCTATTGCTATGTGCGTATATAAGGCTTAATACAATAGGCACTAAATACAATATTGATCCAACCAACTGATACTTAAGACTTTCGACATCTGTAGTACCGATTGCAAATATAAGAACTAAACTTACTAATGCAACAATTATGTAACTTGATATTAAAACTGCTAATCTCATTTTATTCTCCTTTATTACGTTTACTTACTGATCCACCTTTAGCACCAGCTGAACGAGCTAGTTCTGGGTTAGCGGCAAACCCTTTTTTGCCAGTGTAAGGAGCTTTACCACCCTTAGCACCAATCTTTATATAGAAGTCTTCACCATATTTCTTTTTATTTGTTTCTACGGTCTTAAGACCTCCTGCTGTTGTTCCTGCCATTATTCTAAATCCTCCTTTAATCGGTTAATTATTTTATCCATAACTTCTCTGTAATACACATCAAAAGTCTTTTGTTTGTTAGTGTTCTTATCCCAATGCACCCATATTACGTTTCTAAGGCGTTGTGACGGACTTTTCTCATCTACCTCGGTGTCGATATCAACATCAGGTATTTCGCTTGCCTGAATCTCTCTATCGCTATACACGAACCAGCCTTGTGTGCCACGAAGTCGCATAATCTTAGCTTCTTCTTCTGCCACAAGTTCTTGAGTGGTGTCCACTCGTAGCTTTAAGGTTCGGTCTGCCATAGTTTCTACCTTAGTTATCGTAGAAGGTACAGCAAAGATATCTTTAGAATTGGATGTCATCTAAGTTGATATCCTCTAGTTCTGCATCTAACATCTCTTCAGCCTTTTCTTGTGGGCTTTTAAGAGCCTCTGGCTTTACTAGCTTAGGCTTCTCGGTGCGTTCACCTTTTACCCAAGCGACGATGTCATCTGCTTGCACATATAAATTACTCATTTCAATCTTCCCACTTACTACTAGGTCGATTGCTGCTTTCATAGAAGACTGCCTGATAATGCTATCTTGTTTGGCTGGGTCTTCTTGTCGGTTGCCTCCAGGTGTGAATGGTTTACGCTCGGCCTTAAACTTATCTGTCTGATACTCTGTTGGTATGATTTCACCATATAGTTCTTCACCTACCTTGATTGCATCTGGACTTTTCTTACCAATCTCTACTGGTTTACTGTGGCCCTCAAGCATCACCTTGATGTAATAGGTAGTACCATACTGACCTTCATACTTCTTTGGTTCTTGCTCGGAAACCTTGGTTACTTTATAGCTCGACATCTTGTAACATTCTTTCGTCTTGATACATAGCGTCATAGTCTGGAGTGGTTGCTTCTACATGCTGGTCGTTAAGTAGTTGTACTACTTGTTCTTCAGCGTGAATAAGCTCACTTTCGATTATGTCTAAGTCGGCTGTGGTTCGCTTATAAGCTACTTCACCGTTTACTTTAGCAACTAAGGTATATTCGATATCTTGATCGCATACCCAGTCGTCGAATCCTAAATTTGTCATGTTCACCTCTCTTCTTTTAATTTATATTGTACTTATGATTGTACGCTAATGCTTAATACGTGTCAAGTGCCTGTAGTCTACGACTTAACTCTAACGCTCCGTACCAAGCTTTTTTGTTTTCATCTATCTGTTTGTTGATGAATGTGTGCAGTTTACCTTCTTTAGTAACATACACAATCATGTGGCCGTGGAATGGTTCATAACCCATTTCGGTTAATGCCTGATCGTAGGCGGCAACCTGTATGAAATGTTCTGGGTAAGCTCTTAACTTGCCAGTGTACATATTATTCTTCCACTCTTTTTTAGGGTCTGCTGTCTTCCAGTCACCGATATAGCGTCGGCCATCTACTTCGGCAATGAAGTCACAAGTACCGCAGTAGTTATACTTCTTACTATAAACTGGTATCTCGGACTCCAAGAACTTTACATTACGTTCACTTAGCCAAGTGTAGAAGGCGTTTAAGGCCTTTTCTGCCTCTGGGGTAGTAACTTCTACCACTTCGCCTTTTATGTGGTTCTCAATGGCTGTATGCACCTCAGAGCCTATGTCTGCTCCCTTATCTTTCTTTCTAATGTGAGCTTTCTTGGCTTCCTCTGGAGTAGCACCATCAACCATAGCTTGCACAGCTAAGTTAGCGGCCCAATTAACTAGACCATCTTTAGCTACTACTTTACCAAGGATAGTGGTTACACCTTGTACAGACTCCCACTTTTCAAAATACCTTTTCTTTACTTGGTAACGATGTCCGTTATGTGTGAATTTTAATTTGATATCACCGTCGTATAGCGATGTTTCCATAAGGAACCTCCAATGTGTCTACCTGATCGATAAACTTGAGAAACTCTTCTTTTGATATAAGTCCTATCTTATACCAGAGAATTACTTTTGATATTTCCATCGTTCACCCTCCTTTAATTTAATGTTACATAAGTATTGTATGCTTATGCTAGTACAGTGTCAATAGTAAATCATAATTAAATTGTTATAATAACTAAGCCTCAGGTTCAAGTTCTCTTGTTCACCCGCCTGGGGTATTTTTTTATAGGGGACACTAGAGTTGGTACGCGTAATGTCCCTTTTTTTATATTTTCATTTATGTTATATTTTGAGCAGGTAATTCCTACCTTTTATTTTTATCAGACAGCCCCCATTTATTTGGGGGTTTGTTTGTTTTGGTGCATCTAGTTCGCTGAAACCCTGCTATCTAGTTTGCTGGATTCCAGCATACTAATACAGAGATTACACAAAAGACTACAACAAAAACTACGGAAATGGCACTTCTAATTCTATGGATTCCGTAGAACTAATACATAAGATTACCAAAAGATTACTACATAAGATTACTTGACAATTCTTTACTGCTTATGCTATAATGGTAAGCATAGTAGAAAGTTTAGTTCGCTAACATCTGCTAGACACCAGAAAGTGTCGGTCGTGCATCAGGGTCGCACCCTGTCCTCACAACGAGGTTAAACGGTACACCACCATCTGGTGTTTTTTTATTAGCAAATTACTTGACAACAAAGTATTTATGCTCTAGCGTAGTATTTAACTATCGAATTAGCGTTTGATAGTTACACAAACACTCTGCAGAGTTATTACACAATTAAAAAAATTCGCCCCAGATAAACTAGAGCGACTCGAATTAGCGTTACTCAGAATTATAGGGCATGATTCGGAGGGTGTCAAGTGGAATCAGCAAAAAAAATATTAACCCCTATAGCCTATAGCCAAAAGCTTAAAACAACTATAGCCTATAGTAGTTCTAATAAGTTAGAAAAAATAACAACTGCAGAAGCAGATAGTTTAATCAAAGAATATTCTCATTTAATTAGTGATTCTAATTACAAGCCATTCTTTTACAAGAAGTTATATAGCATTGGTAAATCAGCATATATTACATTAGCTAGGAGAGCAGAAACTGGTAGTAATCCACCTGCTCTCTTTGTGCATCTGCTAAAAGACTACGATCGTAACTGATGTATAATAAATACATAAATGGCAGGGTTAAATGAACGAACTACCAAAAGGATTTGAAGACTTACCGATAGGCTTTCTACAGGCCTTATTTGAGTTTTATAGGTCAATGGAAAACAATAACCCTGAATACAACATAGATGAAATACCAGTAAAGAACATAGAACCTAGTATGCGTAGTGCTATTATCCGTGGTGATTACATAGCGTATGATGTCCCACAACAACCTAAACCTATTCTTAACAGTGAAATATATAACTTCGGTGAATCACTAGGTTTACATCGTGATAAGATACTTAAGATATTAGGAAACAATCATGGCAAAAGATAAACCCAAAGTAGGAAGACCAAGTGTAATGACTGATGATGTTTTAGATAAACTAAGACAAGCATTTTTATTTGGTGCAACTAAGGAAGAAGCCTGTGCATTTGCGGATATTGGTTTTCGGACTTTATATGACTACATTGATAGAAATCCAGAGTTTTCGCAGGAAATCGATAAATGGCAACAATCGCCTATTTTAAAGGCAAAAAAGACTGTTATGAATAGCCTAGATGATAGTAAAACAGCACAGTGGTATTTAGAACGTAGAGCCAAAGAGTTCAAGCCTAAACAAGACTTAACAACAAATGACAAAGACTTACCTACACCAATATTAAATGGAATCGAGAAACTAAATGTATCAACCCACGACAGCAGTACGCAAATTACTGAGCCTGAACAAGAGAATTAGAGGCATAGCTGGTGGTACATCGGCATCTAAGACTATCTCAATTATTCAGATACTCATCAATCAAGCACAGACTGATAAAGTACCTACTCTTACTTCAATTACTTCTGAATCGGTACCTCACTTAAAACGTGGTGCAATGCGTGACTTTCTTAATATCATGCAAGACCACCATTACTTCAAGGATGCTAACTGGAATAGATCAGACTTCACTTATACATTCGAAACAGGTTCTAAGATAGAGTTCTTCTCACTAGATATGCCACACAAGGTACGTGGACCAAGACGTGATAGGTTATTCATTAACGAGGCTAACAACATACCAGTAGAAACCTTTGAGCAATTAGAAGTCCGTACAAAGCATGAGATATGGCTAGACTGGAACCCAACCAATGAGTTCTGGTTCTACACTGACTACAAAAACAAACCTAACGTAGACTTTCTAATCCTTACTTATAAAGATAATGAAGCACTAGATAAGAACATTGTAGAGTCTATTGAATCACGAAGAGATAATAAGAACTGGTGGAAGGTATATGGTGAGGGACAACTCGGTGAAGTAGAGGGCAAGATATATACAGGCTGGAAGCTAGACGTTGAAGATATACCGCATGAGGCACGTTTAGAACGCCGTGGGCTAGACTTTGGTTATGCACATGACCCTGCATGCCTTGTGGATATCTACTACTATAACGGTGGATACATTGTGGATGAATTACTATTCAGAACTGGTATGAAGAATAGACAGATAGCTGACGTGATACTTAATCAGTTAGACCCTAACGTCTTAACCGTAGCAGACAGTGCTGAACCTAAGAGTATAGATGAGATGACAGAATATGGTGTGAATATAATCGGAGCTAACAAAGGCCCTGGCTCACGTAACCAAGGTATCAACTGGGTACAATCCCAACAGATAAGTGTAACTACACGCTCTACTAATGTTATAAACGCTTACAAGAACTACATGTGGAAGACTGACCGAGAGGGCAAGATACTAACAGAACCAGACCACTATCTATCTG